GCACCGAGCCGCTGGCGGCCTGCGCGACCTTGCGCGGCTGGCGCAAGCGCAGGATGGCTTGCCGTTCAAGGGTGTCCTCATCGGCGGTGTCGGGCAGAATCTGGTCGGCGATCCAGTCCTGATAGCCGTACAGCCCGTAGGCCGCACCGCTGTGGGCGCGCGACAGTACCCGGGCATCGGACTGACGCAATGCTTCGTCGGCGAGGTCGACCTGGGTTCGGTTGATCAGCGCCGGTAACGTAGGCGTTTCAAACGGCATAAATCACCTGCCACTGTTCTGAAGGGTTGAAGCGCACGACCTGACCGTCGGAGACGACCAGCTCGACGCCCAGGTTCAGGCGATTGCTCTGAACCTGTTCGGTAAGGATGTTGATGTTCTTGACCTGGCCATCGTCGATCAGCCAGGCGAGCGCTTCGCGCGCATAGAACTCGGCGTCACGCTGGGTCTGCGCCGTGAGCCGGACCCGACGCAGCAGCCATAATCTGGAGCCGATGCGGTCGTTGGCCTGCGTGGGATAGGTGTCGCCCCACCAGCCAAAGCGTTCGGCATCGTCGATCGGATCGTCTGCTTCGGCGCGACGCCAGGTGAACAGGCTGATGACCACCGAGCGCAGCAAGGAAGCCTGCAGAGAGCCTTCAATAATCATCCGGCACCTCCAACGGGTGGCCCGCTCTGCCCGTTACCGCCCTGCACGTTGCCGTGCAAATGGCTGATCTGGCTGATGCCACCGGCGATCTGGTCGCCCTTGGAAACGATCTTTCCGGTCTGGGTGATCTGCGGCGTATCGAAATTCACCGCCACGGCCGCCTTGATGTTCAAGGTGCCGGTTTCAATGTCGATGACCTTGCCGCGCTTGAGGTGGACCTTGTCGCCCTCGTCGGTGTAGATCGCCACTTCGCCCGACTCCAGGCCCTTGAGGCGATAGCGTCGGTCGGCCACCACCAGCAGCAAGCCGTGAGAACGATCACCGCCGATAAAGGCGGCAATGCCTTCGGCGCCCGCCAGCGGGTTGCTGGTAAAACCGTAGGGTTCAAAGTGTTCCATGTCGTCCTTGACCTCCCCTGCGGTCAGGCGCATTTGCAGCGCCTGCATTTTGCTGCTGGCCTTGGCGAGCACCACCGTGCCGCGCACCAGCATGCGATTGAGTAAGCTCATGCGGTTGTTTCCTCATCGATAGGCAGCAACCAGGAGTAAGCGTCCTGATTGACCTGCACTTTGCTGCGCTTGTTGGGGTCACCGGGCTCGGCCTGGAAGCCCTCAGGCGGTCCGACCACCAGCGTGGTGATGGTGCCCTGGTCACTCAGCGAGTAGGTCACGGCCGAAATCAGCATGTTCCTGCCCAGACCGATGACCGGATCCACCACCTGCACCATCGTGTTGTGCCGCCAGAGCGCACCGCTGGACTGCCGCCAGCCCTGCACTTTGTAGGTGGTGAGCAGCGCCTTGCCCGCCCGCTGACCGCGCTCCCAATTGGCGCGGCTCAGCGCGAGCTTGGGTGTGATCGGCGCATCCTCATGAATGATCAGCACGCGAAGGCGCTCTTTATTCCTGTCATCGGTAACGACCGCTGAAACCTCCGCCGCTTCCTTGCCGAACGTCTTGTCATTACCGGTCTGCTGACCAATGACCCGGTATTCGGAAAAGAGCCCGGAAAAGTCCCTCGCGATGACGGCGCTCAACACGTTCTTGCCGAGTTCCAGCGCGTCTGCGCTCTGCCCTCGACTGCCCGGCCTTGCCAGTACCACATTGCCGAACTCGTCATCGGTGGAAAAAATCCGGAACAGGGTCAACAGCCGGTCGATGGACTTGAACACGCTTTCAGCAGGCTCAATGGTGTGATCGGCCATCTTCGAGGTTTCCGGGATTTCGCTGATCACCGACAACGCATAAGGGGCAGCCAGCGCCTGAACGATCTTCAACACCCCGACCTCTTTCCACTGGCTGGGCTTGTTGATGGCCGCGCAGTCGATAAGATCGGCGGTTTTCGAGCGACCGGAAATCTTCAGCGTGACCTGCTTGCCGTCATAGCTGATCGGCGCGGCGAACACCCAGCCGGTCAGAATCAATTCGCCGCCGATACGCACTTCGCAGGCGGCGCCGGGCATGATCGGATGCGCGACTTCAGTGCCCGGCCACTGCCAGGTAATGCTCACTTCAAAGCTGCGTGCCTGACGCTCGATCCCGGCAGAGATTTCCACCGACTTCCAACCGGCATAGTCGTGATCGCCAACCGTCAGGGTGACAACATTAGGGTCGATCATGGGTCACTCCTGGGCGATTTTCAGCGTACCGGGCGGCACGAAACCCGGGTGGGCAAGCCGGTTGCGCTGGACGATTTCCAGCGACCGGCTGGCATCGCCGAACCGCCGATAAGCCAGCACCAGCGCAGGCAGCGGTTCGGACACTTTCATGTCCACCAGACGCACGCCAGACGCCGCCACCGCGTTGAGGTGCCGGATCAAGGCCTGACGTAATGTGTTCAACGCCAGGTAATGATCAGGATCAGCCTTCAGCGACGCTTCCCAGATGGCCGAGCTCAACGTGTCACGCAGCTCGATCACGTCATCGGCGACCGGCACATCCACACGTTGCAGCGCTTGCACCCTCTGCTGATCCAGCGAAGGCACCACCGTGAGCGGCGCAACCGTTGTGGCAACCGGCATGCTCGCAACGATTTTCGCCACCTTGACCAGCAGCGCGTCCTGAACCAGATTAGCGATGGCCTGAGCCGCCAGGCCGGTGTCGAGCCCACTGCCCTGGCCGACCAGGTTGATGCCGGACACCGCCTGCGCCTGCTGCGTGGCCTCGGAAATGACCGACCGGTAAGGCACCGTTTCAAGGTCGGAAGACCCACTGCTGCTGCCGGAGCTCGACGCCAGGCTGATGGAGGTGCTGCTGCCAGAACTTCCACCCGAGCTACCACCTGAACCACCGCCGACCGAACTGCCGGAACCGGTTGTGGTGCTGGCACCGCCGACACTGCTGCTGCCATTCGCCCGCCTGGATCGACGACTGTCGCCGTCGAAACTGGCAAAGAACGTGGTGAACAACGTGCTCACCGTCAGCGGCGCATTGACCAGCGAATGCACCAGCGCAGTGACATCCGAATAGATCGCCATGAACGGCGCAAACTGCCGCTGAATAGTGGCAAACAACCCGGACAGCGCACTGCGCAGCGCCTGAACGTTGATGCGCACGGCATCCACGACGGCCATCACCGAGCGATAGCGCCGAAGCGCCGAGTCCAACAGGCTTTCGGACGCGCCCAGCAGTTGCCGCCGGGTATTGAGCGTCGACACAGGAAACTTGAGCGGGTTGGCCGGATAAAACACCAGGTCCAGCCGGACCATCCCGCCTTCAGTCAGGGTGTGCGTCACACTGCACTGGCCGACCTGTACCTGCATGCGCCCCAGCCACGGATGCACCAGCTCACCCGCCCCGTCTTTCTCCAACGCCTGAAGCAAGTTGTCCCGTTGTTCAAAACAGTCGCGACCGACAATAAAAGCCGTCAGCGTGTGAACCTGCGCCTGCTTGCCCAGCGACTCGAAGTAAGGCTCGTCGCGTTGTGGATATTCATGCAACTGCCCCTTGCGACCTACCGGGACGACGGCTTTTTCAATGAAAAAACCGACGCCACGGAAAGACGCTGGCAGCAGGCTGTCACGCCATGTACTCATGATCCGGCTCCTGCGCCGAGGGTTCGATAACCGACGTTTGGCGAAATCGTCAAACCCGGCTGGTTGCTTTGTACTTGTCCCGGACGCATGCCCGGCGGTGCGTTTTCAAAGCGAATATTGAGTTCGCCTTCAAGCCGCGCGCCGGCCCCCGCAGCGCCCTGTTGCAACAACAGGCTGCCGGGGGACGGCACGTTTGGCGCGCCCAGCAACTGGCTGGTCGGCGGCACACCGGTTGCCTGATTGAGCTGCATCTGATTCAAGCGACTGGTCTCAACCGCATTTGCAGCCAGAAACGCCCCGGTTCCGCCACCAGGCCCTGCGTTGCGTACCCGTTGCTCTTCAGCGAACTGGTTGACCTTTTCGGTGGCGCTTTTCAGCAGGGACTTATCCCCGTCGCCGCCAAACCAGCTCATGATCGGGTCGATGAACGGCTTGATGTCCGCCCACAAATCCGCGAACCAGGCTTTGATCGGCTCCCATTTCTCGATAACCATGCCCAGCGGCGAAAAACTGAACATCGTTGCCAGCACGTCGGTAAAAGGCTGAGCAGTGGTCTTGATGCTTTCCCACAACCCGGCGAAGTACTCGGAGATTGGCTGCCAATTGGCCACGACCATGCCCAACGGCGTCCAGGCGAACAGCGTCTGCAGAAAATCGAAAAACGGCGTGGCCAGCGCTTTGATCACGTCCCACAGCGCCGCAAAGAATTCGGACAACGGCTGCCAGTTGGCCACGATCATGCCGATCGGCGTCCAGGCAAATACCGCCTTGAGTACATCCCACAGCGCCATGGCCGGCCCGCGAATCGCTTCCCATATGGCCTGAAAATAAGGCGCGACGGTCGACCAGTTGGCGATCAGAAAACCTGCCGCCAGCGCCAGGCCGCGCACAATCAGGCCCAGCGGTGACAGGCCCATCACCGCGCTGAGTACGCTCATGGCGGTCGTCGCGGTCATTACCGCAACTTGAAATACACCGAACGCAATCGCAGCGGCCACCACACCCTTGATCACGCCAGGGTGTTCGGCCGCCAGTGCAGCGACCTGAGAAATCATCGGCCCGATCACGGCCATTGCCTGGTTCATCGCCGGCAGAAACATACTGCCGATGTTGATGCCCAGACGATCGACACGGTTGGTCATCTCTTTGATGGCCGTGGCCGTGGTCTGCGAGTTGTCGGCGAACTCCTTCTCGATAGTGCCGCTGTTCTGCACGCCCTCGCCGACCTTGGCCAGGTTGGACCTGAGCACATCGAGGTTGGCCAGCAGCGGCGTAATCGCACCCAGCGATTCGGCGCCGAACAGTTGCGTGATGACATCCGACTGTTTGTCGGGGTCAACACTTGAAACCGCCGTCAGGACCTTTTCAATGGTCCCGGACGGGTCGCTCTGCATGCCCTGGGTCAGTTGGTTGACGTCGAGCTGCAACGCCTCGAACGCCCCGGCTTTCGCCGCGCCGCCTTCGGTCAGCGACTGCATGAATCGCTTCATGCCGCTGGCGGCCACATCGGCCGGCACATCGACGCTGGCCAAGGTGGCGCCCATCGCCGCCAGTTGCCCGGACGCCAAACCCGCAACCGGCCCGAGCGGGCCCATTGCGGTGACCATGGTGGCGATTTTCTTTTCCAGGTTGTTGCCGCCGAGCACGTTGATCTTCTCGGACAGCGCCGCGACTTGCGGTTGAGTCATCTGGAACGAAGATCGCCACGAGGCCATCATGTCGCCCGACTCGGCCGCGGTCTGATCGAAGGCGACACCCATTTTTACGGCATCGCTGGCAAACCCGGTCAGTTCTTCGCGCGGTACATTGGCCTTGGCACCGGCGGCAACAATCGCCGCGATGCCGTTGGCGCTTTCCGGCAGCCGCTCACTGAGGTCCAGAATGTCGGACCCCATCTGTTGGAACTGCTGCGGTGTTTCAAAGGTAACTGACCGTTTCACGCCGGCCATGCTGGTCTCGAAACCGATCGCTGCCTTTACCCCGGCAATCAAAGGCCCCGCCAAAGCGTTGTCCGTGACTGCCTTGCCAACCTCTATGGTCCCAAGACTGGTCTCGAGGCCTTTGACGTTATTGCGGATAGTTGCCAGCGTTGGAGACAGCTGGTCGACGCCGGTAATCAGCGTTCTGATAGTGTCTGCCATCACTCCCCCTGCAGGATCTGGTTAATGCGTTGCGCCTGCAAGATCGACTCGGTGATGACGTCCAGCTCCCTGGACATCATCAGTTCGGGATCGGTCTTCCAGAAGTACGCGAGGTCGTAAACGACGGCGATCAGTCCTTCAAGGTTGCTGATGCCGCTGCCATGAAAAAACTCGCAACCTTCCAGCTCAACGTGTTGATGTCGCACAGATCCATCTGATTGACCGACGAGGGCGGGATCCCGGCGCAGACGGCGATGTACTTCGCCGCTACGTCCAGGTCCAGTGACACGTCTTCGTTCTTGTCGATCTTGTACGGCAGGGCCTTGATGGCTCGCGCCTCCTGCGCCGTAGGACGTCGGAACATCACCTGCGAAAGGGTTTCCCCGTGTGCTTCGATCGGGCTGGCAAGGTCGATGACTTCACTCATTGCCAGCTCCCCTGACTGCCTTCGAATTTGAAATCGATGGCGCCGTCATCTGCCTTGCTGATCGGGTCTTCGACCAGATAAGCGCCGGACAGCACGTAGATTTTGCCGTTGCTGAATTCACAGGTGATGGTCATGTCCACACCGGTGGTGAGCAGCTTGAGCGGCAAATCTGCGGTATGCAGCGCCTGAAATTTCAACCAGGCCGCCTTGTCGACTTCCTTGTAATAACCCGGCAGCACGGTTTCGCGCTTGACGTTCGTCAGAGGGGCTTCGCCGCCGCCGATGATGGTCAATTGGGTGCCATCCACTTTGATGTAGCAGGTACCCGCAACTTTCTGACCCATGTTGTTTATCTCCAGAATGAAAAAACCCGCACGCGGCGGGCTTGAAAAGGGTGAGTGAGGCTTATGCCGCTTCGTCGTACTGCAAGCGGAACTGGTTGAGCAGCGCGAACACGCGCAGGCCGTTGATGTAATCAGGCGGGAACATCACGTTCACGCGGCTTGGATCATTGCCGTCACGCTCGACAATCAGGTGCTGGGCGAACACTTCGGCGTTCTCCACATGGCCTTCTTCTTCAAGACGGGCGTACTGCGCAATCAACTCGCCACGAATGGTGCTGGGCGTGATGATCGGCTGACCCGCACCAAATCGCGTGCCGTCGCTCGCCAGCTTGTGGCGACCGTATTTGCTGGTGATGATGCCTTGCAGACGACGAATGATGAACGCCGACTGGTGCATGGTTTCGCTGTCCAGGTACGAGTTGTCAGCCTGGCCGTAAGCGTTCTTCTGATAGGTGGTGATCGAGCGTTGAATACGCACGTAACCGCCTTCGTAGTACGCCGTCGCGATGCCATAACGCAGCAGCGATTCACGCTCGGTCAGGGTGAAACGCTGGCTGGCGGGTGCCGGATCCAGGCCGGGCATGGTGCCGCTCTGGGTCGGACGGCTGGCGTCGGCAGAAATAAACACTGCGGTGCGCGCAGCCAGTGCAGCGGCCTGCAGCCAGACCGGTTGCGGAACGCCGGTTTCCACGCCTTGAATGGTGATGTGCTGATCGTTGCGCAGTTGGCCAGCAGCCACCAGCGTACCGACCGTACCACGCTTGGCGCTGTACACATGGCCATACAGTTGACGCGCCCAACTCCAGCGACCGGTGCTGTCGTCCATCGCCGCTTTCCAGGCATCCAGGGTGCTGGTATCAGTCCACGGCATGCACAGAAACTCGAACGGTTCGTCGCCCAGCGCAGCCAGTGCCTTGAGCTGATCAGGCGTACCCACGCCACCGGTCATGGCAGTCACTGCGGCAGTCAGGCCGGCAGGAATGACTTCGCCGTTGGTTTTGCCCAGACGGTTGAATTCCAGATGAATGTCATTGCCGCTTGCCCCGCTCCATTTGCAGGAAAGGGTCAGCACGCCGGCCTCGACAACGGCCTTGATCGGCAGATCGGGTGTGGCATTGATCTTCACCGACAGCGCAGTCGCGGCTTGCGCAGCAGTCGCACCGTTGACGACAGTCGCCTGCACCCGTGCACCGCCGACATAAAGGTTCAGCAATCCCGCTTCGGTCGCCGCCCCCGTCAGGGTAACGGTTGCACCGGCCTTGACACCTTCAGTGTTGAGCAGCGGCAGGCACCAGACTTCACCGGTCGGATCAGCCTTGCGCCAGGTTTCGTACATGGCTGCCAGCATGGAACCCTGACCGCCGATGTTTTTTGCCAGCGCCACGCTGGGCACCAGCACCAGGGAGCCGAGTTCAGGTCCGGACACATCGTCGTTGACCTGAGCAACGATCAGGCGACGCATGCTCGCCGAAGCGCTGTTGGCCGCCGTGTTGTCCATCTCCGCATAAAACAGCGGCACGCGGACGTCGGATGGAATGTTGTTAAAACTGATAGCCATTATTGGGCTTCCTCTTGGTTAGGCTGTGAAGGCCTGATAGGTGGTAGGGGTTTGCTCGGTCTGAATGGTGATGTCGCCGTCGTTCTGACGACGCTGCCACCAGGCATTGAATGTCACCTGCCGACCTTCGACGGGCAGCAAATCGCCCGCCTCCGGATCCGGCACAGCGCGGCCTTCGGCCGGTACTACAGTGATGCGTTGGGTCATGGTGTTACCTCTGCGGTGAACTTCGCTTCGATACGGCCATCAGGGCCGGGGGATTTCAGGTTCGGGTCTGCGGGATCGACGCAGTCCATCTCGAGGATCGCGCCGGTAAAGCCCGGCAAACCGTCCAGATACGCTTCGTGCCAGGTTTCGGCGGGCTGATCCGAGGTGCTGCGGCCCAGCTGAAACTGCGTGGCAAAACCGAAGCGATACGTCACACGTGCGCCGCTGATCTGCACCAGCGCACCGCCCGTGTATTGCATCGCGTCGTAATCACGGTCAGCGTTCCAGCCCACCAGCGCACGCCATAACTCGGCGCGAACGGCGTGCAACTGATCGCTGGCCTGCTGGCCGCGCTTGTCGTCACCGTCAAGCACCACCACGATGTCGAGCTGGTCGGTGATGTTCTGGCGAATGACGTTTTGCAGGTCATTGGCCGTGGCCACATCACCGGTAGCGATGACATAGGCCGAGGGGTGCGCAAGTTGATCGCCAAGGGCAACCGCAGCCCAGTCGATGCCAGCGCTGATGCGACCGGCAAAGGTCGGGCAGGTCGCCTGCAAATGGGCAACTATCGGGGTTATCTTCATAAGGGGTTCCGCGTGTAGTAGAGGGTGATCCGGCGTGAGAAATGCCTACTGATTAGCCTTGCCCAGCGCCTCATCCGCCTTGTCCGCAGCGCGGTTGGCAGCATGCGCAGCCTGACTGGCGATAGACGCCGCCGTCTCGACCTTGTCCGCCGCCTGAGTGGTGGTTTCGGCCAGCCTGTCCAGGCGACGATCGCGTTTGCCCAAGGCTGCGTCGTAGGCATCACGAACCTCGGCCAACTGCCGGGTGTGCTCGGCACTGGCCGACCATTGCCCGGCCTGAAAACCGAGCATCAGGCACCCGGCAATCAACAACACGGCGATCAGCCAGATCTCCAGCCGCCGCCACCAGTGGCGAGCGATAAAATCAATTGCGCATCTGTGCATCATTGGCACCTCCGAGTTTGGAACGGAGCCGGGCAATTTCGGCACTCTGCGTGGTGACCTTGTCAGTGAGCTGCACGATGTGGCTGGTGAGCGCTTCAATCTTGCCTTCCATCCGGCCAACCGCAGCGGCGAGTTCGTTGCGCTCTTTTGCAAACTGATCGGACCGCGCTTCAGCCTCCTTGCGGGCCTGCCGCTCGGAGTCGAGCAGTTCATTGAGGCGGCGAACCGTACCGATATCAGCGTTATCCATCGCCCGGTCAGTTGCATCCCTTGAAAGAAACTTGCGCAGCCACAAAAAGCCGCCAAGCAGAATGGTGCCCGTTCCGCCCAGCCAGGTAGCTGTGCCTGGGCCTAGGTCGGTTGGGTCCATTGGTACTCCAGATACGAAAAAGCCCCGGCAGATGCCGAGGCCTGAGATAGCCGTGCGTGTCATATCAGCGTTCAACCGCACGGAAAGCAGGAACTTGAGCTCGAGAAAAAGAACGCCTGAAATCAGACGCTAGCCCAAATTTTTATTTTTTGAAAACAAGGAATAAGCGCCGAGGGTCGATATCAGTGATAACAAGCAGGCGAAGATTCCAGTCAATGAATCCAAAGCGTAACCAGCGCTTACCAACGTGGCGAGACAGGTCGAGAGCAGCATAGGCGCGAAAAGAACGAGTCGAATCACCCTCCCCATTCTGCCGACACTGGAGGTGAAGCACTCTAATAATCTTCCGGCAGCAGCCAGGAGAAAAGAGAGGGCGCCAAATCCAACAAGCACAACGAAGTAAATAGCCACCGGTGGCAGCCCATAGGTATCAGAAGGCTGTAGCGGATTTTCACTGCCCCCCCTGATTGATAAGCCTAAAACACCTAGAGCGACTGGAAATGATAAAAAAACAAAATTCCTGCGTAACGCAGCCATTGTCAATCCTTATGGAAAGAGGTTCGAACGAGTAGAAAAACAGTACACGCCTGCCTGTCTTTTTTACAGATAAGTCAACGCTGGCTACGCCACTGCTCAGGCGCTACCTGTCATGCCTTTGACCTAGTTGCCACTAACCGTAACCGTCAACGAACCGGGAATTTCGATCGAGTACGAGGTAAATGGAACGGCACTCAACAACGAAGTAAGATTTTCACCCAGCCATCCGCGATGATTGGACGGATTGGCATCGTAGACATCATTGAAGGCGCGAATCTCGCCCGAGAATGTCCATGCTCCACTCGCGTTTTTATCGATAGTTCCCACCAGCCTGAGTGTAATGTTCCCCAGCGTCAGCCAAGATGCGTTGGAATCCTTACCGACATCATAGGCGAAGTTGACATCAAGCGAACTGGTGCCAACTGGGCGTGCGCTCTGGATAATATTCATTACATCAGGGATACCACGGATATCGACGTTAAGCCCAACATTCTGAATAGGGAACGTAAGGGGTGCGCCCAAACCAAACATGCCATGAGCCAGTGCATGAAATGGTGTCATAAGGCCGCCAGACAATACATGGTTGCCTGGCGGATACTTGATGATATTTTCGTTGATCTGCTGGCTTCTGCCGATGTCAGTTGCGATTTCGTTGTAAGCCGTTCGAAGATCACGCCCTTCAGCCTCACGCTGATCCGCCGCTGCGAAGGTCTTCAAGGCAACCTTGGATTGAATCCCGAAGCTGTCACGCCTCGCTTGATCCTGAAACGTGGCAAGACAGTTCGGGCTGCAATACAAATCACCCTGAAGAAGCAGCACAGTCGCTACAGGATTCTGCATACCTCGCGGAAAGCTTTGACCAGAACTAAGGTCTTGACCACGATAGGTACCATTACCTCCTGCGCTAATTTCAGGATAAGGGGTGATGTATGTCGGAGGAAGCTCAATAGGCATTGATTTTACCTGTTAATAAGTTGATGTTCGCGAAGGATTCCGCTTTTCTATATAGATCAAAGGCGATGACTCATGGCTCACGGCCTTCACATGGCTCAGCGTTCCGCGTGGGGAACGCTTGATGTAGTTCGGTATGGTCACCCATGCGGGCTTACGGTTTCCAGCACTGGCCGCATCGAAAGTCTTTCAACATGTGCACTAGGCCTCCGTGTGCCTGGCCCAATGAAAAACCCCGCCGAAGCGGGGTTTGGGGTGGGTCGCGATTGGCCGGTTGGCGCTGCTGAGCAGCCTGTATTCGGCTGCAGCCCTGAGGCGCAAATCGCATATCGTGGGACCTTTTTACCCCCCTCCGGAAAGCCTGGGAAGGGGCAGTTTCGGGGTGGGTCGAGTTTGACCGGAGTTCAACACGAGTTCGACCACAGCTGTGCAATCGACCCGGATAAACGGTGCCGGGCAGCGTGGTCATGGGCACTTATCCGGCCTTGCTCGCGGAGGCTTTATTGCTTCTGGAAGCACTGCGCTCGGCAAGAATGGCCAGCACTTGCTGGTGAAGCTTGTTGATCCAGTTGCGATAGGTGCGGTCCGCGCCTTCATTGATGCCCACCAGACGCATCTGCTCGCGCACCGGCAACGACTCGACATAACGCAACGTCGCCAGTTGAGCCAATTCAGGCCCACGGCCTTTCGCAGGGCTGCGGGCCATTTGCGCAATGGCCGCTTCCACTTCGCTGCTTATATAGTCCATGCCGCTGCCATTGCCGATCAGCGCCCGCGAACCCGGTGTACGACGCGGAATGTAAGCGCCCCACTCCATGATCCCGGCCATCGGACTGCTCAACCCACCGCCCAGACCTACCCGCATACGCTGCTCGCCCCAATGCTGCATCACCGCTTCCACTTTCTCGATCATCGTGTGTCTCCTGTCAGACCTTTCTGAAAATGCCGTGCGACTCTTGCGATCGCACCGCTCAAGGCCGGACAATACATTCTGTATATTATCAACACAACGACGCTTTACATTATGTATATTGATCCACACCCTACAGCCTGTATGATTCGACGCATGAACAGAAAATGGTATGAATTCGCAAGACAGGTCATGGAAACCCAGGAAATCAGCCAGGAAGAAATGGCTGAGCGCATGGGCGTTACGCCCGGCGCGGTGGGGCATTGGCTGAACGGCAAACGCGAACCGAAGATCGAGGTCATCAATCGATTGCTGGGTGAGCTGGGCCTGCCGATCCTCGCAACCTCGATCCCGTCGAGCGAGCCGGGCATGCACAACGTGGCGCCTACGGTGCAGCCTTCGCGTTTCTATCGATACCCGGTAATCAGCTGGGTCGAGGCCGGCGGCTGGAGCGAGGCGGTCGAGCCCTACCCTGCCGGTTATTCCGACACCTTCGAGATCAGCGACTATAAAGCCAAGGGCCGCGCCTTCTGGCTGGTGGTGCGTGGCGACTCGATGACGGCGCCCGCAGGCCAGAGCATTCCTGAAGGCATGCTGATCCTGGTGGACACCGGAATCGAGCCCACGGCCGGCAAGCTGGTGATCGCCAAGCTCCCGGAAAGCAACGAGGCCACCTTCAAAAAGCTGGTCGAAGACGCCGGGCGCTATTTTCTCAAGCCGCTGAACCCGGCTTATCCGACACTCCCGGTGACCGAGGACTGCAAGCTGATCGGGGTCATCAGGCAGATGACGATGCGCTTGTGATGCCCGCCCCATCTGCCCAAGCCCCGATCATCGGGGCTTTTTTATGTGTCCTGTCTGCGCAGCGGAACACATACTTGTAGGAAACATTTGCCGCTTGCGTGAGAAACACCCCTCAATTACTGTATGCACATACAGTAAAAAGGAGTTAACGCATGCTCAATCAGTCTCCCGGCAATTCGCAACACGACGCTTACCTCGCTCTGGCACAGCGTATTCAGGACGCCATCGCCAGCGACAAGGCGCAGATCGAACACCAAGTGCTGCTGATCAGAGAACCTGGCGAATCCGCTGCCCATTGGGAACACATCGTGGATCAGATCAGCGAAGCCGAGGGCATCGTCGTGACCCGCAGCCCTGAAAATGGCACTGCGCACGTGTCCTGGTACATCGATTCCCTGTAAAGCGAGCAAGACAAATTGTATTTAAAATACAATCTGTATTGTAACAATTCCCTACATATCGTATTGTTTGTCTGCACCCCATCTCGGAAGTGCCTACATGCAAACCACAGGGAGTCATGGAATGAACGAAATACTCGATCAACTTCGCAAAGAATTCGCCACGCCGTGCCCTTCGTTGAGCGCCGTCAGAGAGCGATATTTTTCGCACCTGTCGAATGATCGCAATCTGCTGCGCAAGATCAACGCAGGCCGTATCGCCTTGAAAGTCAGCCGTACAGGCGGCACTCGCCAGGGCCACCCGTTCGTCTATCTGCACGATCTGGCCAATTACCTGAGCGACATCGTGACCAGCAGAGCCGCATGAGTTCAAAAAAGCGCCGCAGCCGAGCAAAAAGTCTCGGCTGACCTTTGCAGTCATGACAAATCTTGGTACGTTTCTGCTACAAAATAACAACAATCAGGACTATTTCATGACCAAGACATCAAGGCGCTGGCCCTTCGCGGCCTGTCTGCTATCGCTGGCCTGCGGCACCGCCACTGCGGGGCCCTATTCGACCATGGTGGTGTTCGGCGACAGCCTGGCAGATGCCGGACAGTTCCCGGACACCGCTGGCCCCAGAGGCTCTACGTTGCGCTTCACCAATCGGGTTGGCCCGACGTATCAGGATGGCAGCGGTGAAGTGTTCAACCTGAACTCATCGACGCTGATCGGCAGAATGCTCAATGTCTCAGCGGGCGATCTGGCAGCCTCCACCTCCCCCGTCAACGCCGCGCTGGGTCTGGCGGATGGCAACAATTGGGCTGTCGGTGGTTACCGAACTGACCAGATCCTTGATTCGATCAACTCGCAATCCACTGTGGTCGATCCGAACTCAGGCACGCTGTTGCGCAGCCGGACCGGATATTTGCCCGCCAACAGCTTTCGCGCCGATCCCAATGCGCTGTATTACCTGACCGGCGGCGGCAACGACTTTCTGCAAGGTCGCGTGTTGAGCGCCAGCAGCGCGGGACAAGCCGCCAACCGCCTGGCTGACAGTGCACTGGCACTGCAACAGGCCGGGGCGCGCTACATCATGGTCTGGCTGTTACCGGACATCGGCCAGACGCCAGCCTTGAGCGGTACGCCTCTGGCGTCAGCGACCTCAGCCCTCAGCGCCGTGTTCAATCAGCAACTGGTCAGCCGCCTGGCGCAGATAGATGCACAGGTCATCCCGCTCAACGTGCCACTGCTTATATCTGAAACGCTGGCGGCTCCGGCACGCTTCGGTTTCGACCCCAACGAGAATCTGGTCGCCACGTGCTTCAGTGGCGACAGTTGCAGAGAAAGTGCAGCCAACGGTCGGTCCAGCGCGACGCCTGATCCGAGCCGGGTGTTTTTCAATGACCGCGTCCACCCTACCGAAGCCGGACAGCGACTGCTGGCCGACTACGCCTATTCGCTGCTCTCGGCCCCCTGGGAAATCAGCCTGCTGCCGGAAATGGCCAATGGCACGCTGCGCATGCATCAGGACGAACTGCGCGCACAATGGCTCAGCGACTGGGGCAACTGGCAGGGCGTCGGCCAATGGCAGAGCATTATTGCGGCGGGTGGTCAGAAAATGGACTTCGACGCGCAGGACAGCTCGGCCGATGCTGACGGCCGGGGCTACAACCTGACCATTGGCGGCAGCTACCGGTTTGCCGAACACTGGCGCACGGGCGTCGTTGCGGGTGCTTATCGACAAAACCTTGAGGCCGGTGCCAGAGACTCGGACTACAAACTCAACAGCTACATCGCCACAGCCTTCCTGCAATACCAGGCCAACCGCTGGTGGGGCGACCTTGCGGTGTCAGGCGGCAAACTGGATTACGAAAACGCCGAGCGCAAGTTCGCGCTGGGCGTGAGCGAAGGTCAGGAAAAAGGCGACACCGACGGCGAGATGTGGGCCGTCAGCGGCCGCGTCGGTTTTGATATTGCAGGGGCTGCCAGTCGCTGGCACCTGTCGCCTTTTGTCAGCGCCGACTACGCCCATATCGACGTGGATGGCTACTCGGAAAAAGGCAACCGCTCGACTGCGCTGACGTTCAGTGATCAGACGCGCAAGTCGCGTCGTGCAGGCGTTGGTTTGCAAGGCAAATTCGAGGTGACGCCCACCACGCAACTGTGGGCAGAAGTGGCACGGGAGCGGGAGTTCGAGACCGATCAGCAGAACGTGACCATGGCCCTCAACAGCGTGCAGTCCGTCGACTTCACACTCGAAGGCTACACCCCGCAACGCGACCTGAATCGGGCGACTTTCGGCGTCAGCCAGAAACTCACCCAGGACTTGACGCTGCGCGGCAACTACAACTGGCGCAAGAACGACGACGTGACTCAGCAAGGGGTCAATGTGGCGTTGAGTATGAGTTTCTAGACAGCACGCTGGACCGTGCGGAACGACAACCTCACTATCGTGCGACGCTCCGCGTCGGCATGCCTTTCTGGACGCTCTGCGTCCTATCCTGATTCTGCGGTGCCGCGCAGATCTGTGACGCGGAGCGTCACCCACGGCATTCCCACGCTGGAGTGGTAT